TATCAGTATTTGAAGAAGACCCAGGATTTAAAGATGTATGAGTTAAAAGATTATTTAAATGCAATAAATTTTTCTAAAGAAAAACTTCTTGATACTGATGATACAGAATGGGCAAAGAAATATCCACCCTTTATTATCAATAAGTGTTTGTCTATGTTTTATGACTGTATTGCACAGGCAAACGAGATGAATGGGTATCACTTTCTAGATAAAGATGTTCAGTTTAATTTTTTCATAAATAGTATAAGAAAAAAGAAGCGATTTGGTGGTAAGTGGCTAAAACAGAATGTTTTAAAAGATATAGAATATGTCAAAGAATATTATGATTACAGCAACGAAAAGGCAAGAGAGGCCTTATCAATACTATCTAAAGAGCAAATTGAATCAATCAAATTATCAATTGATAAGGGTGGGAGAAGAAGAAAATGAGTGATGAAATAGAATGGACTCCAGACAAAATGCTCGAAGTTACAATTAAACAACCAGATGACTTTCTTAAAGTAAGAGAAACTTTAACTAGAATAGGTGTTGCAAGTCGTAAAGACAAAACACTATATCAGTCATGTCATATACTACATAAACAAGGAAAGTATTATATTGTGCATTTCAAAGAGCTATTTGCATTAGATGGCAAGACAGCAACACTATCAGAAAATGATATACAAAGAAGAAACACAATATCTATATTGTTGCAAGACTGGAATTTAATTGACATAACTAAAAAAGAAGAATCAGAAAATAAAGCACCATTAAGTCAGATAAAGGTTTTACCTTTCAAAGAAAAAAATGAGTGGATATTATCTGCAAAATACAATATAGGCAAAAAAGTAGAAGATGAAAATACCGAAGTTTAACGAATTTTTATCAGAACAAACTGATAGTAAACTAAAAATTTTAGTGTTATCAGATGAACCTGAAAAAGCTGAATTATATCATACTGCTAAGAGAATTAAAGATGAAGGACCTAAGTTAGGTCATGATGTATATATTGTTTTTATTGATGGTGCATATATTAAAAATGAAAACAATATAAAAACTATTCACAATATAGATGATGAAAAAGGTTTTGTAATAGATAAACATAATACTATTGCAATAGTTAGAGGTTCTATATCAAGAAAAGATTCCTGGTTAGATTTATTATCACAATTAGAAAAGGCAAATGTTGCTTGTATCAATAATAGAGATTGTGTTTTAGTATGTGCTGATAAGTATAGGGGATATTTAAGACTTGCAGAATATGGTTTAGTGCAACCACACACAGTTTTAATTCCTAATAAAGACGCTGTTCAAAAGGCAGTTAAAAATTTAGATAGAGATTATCCTATAATAATGAAAACACTTAGAGGCAGTAAAGGTGTCGGAGTTTTATTTGTAGAATCAGAAAGAAGTTTAGACAGTATTGTGCAATTAGTATATAAAGAATCAGAAGACGCTGAATTGTTAATTCAAGAATATATTAAGACAGACTTTGATGTAAGAGTATTAGTTTTAGGTGGTAAAGTTTTTGCTTCAATGAGGCGTGATGTTATAAAAGGAGATTTTAGGTCAAACTTTTCACAAGGCGGAAAAGTTAAAATGTTTAAATTGACAGAACAAGAAATAGAAGACTGTATATTAGCCTCAAAGGCAGTTAATGGTCATTACACAGCAGTTGATTTCATACCTGCTAAAAATAGAATTAAAGATAGACCTTATATTATAGAAGTAAACTCATCACCTGGCACAGAAGGTATTGAAAGTGCAACAGGTGAAAATTTAATCAAAGGATTAATACAACATTTTGAAGATAAAGATAATAGAATTAAAACACCATCTGAAATCGGAAGAATAGAGGTAGTTACGATAGAGGGTGTAGGAGATGTTTCTGCTAATTTTGATACAGGTAATAGTGCAAGAGTTATGATTCATGCTCATACAGTTGAAGTTAAAAACGGCACGGTATTTTGGTCTACAAAAGGTGATGATACTGAATTTAGTATGCCAAAAGGTTCATTTAAAAACAAATTAATTAAAATGAGAAAATATAAAAGAGGGGCAGTTAATGCTCAAGAATTTGAAAGACCAATGGTTCATATGGATATAACATTTTTAGGTACTACATATGAAGATGTGGAATGTATCATTGATGATAGAACAGATAAAACAACAAAAGTTTTAATTAATCAAGATTTAATGAATAGACTAAATGTAATGGTAAATCCAAGTAGAAAATATATTGTTACTACTCCATACACCATTGACAAATAAGTCTTTTTATAGTACAATACATTATTAACAAGTGAGGTAAATTATGGCAGATGTGAAGCTATTTCGTTTGACAACAGGCGAAGATGTAATCGGAAAAATCAAAGAGGAACTATTTGATGAAAATGGTAAAGAAACACATGTTGTTTTAGAAAAACCCTATGCGATTATTCCACAACAAGAGGCACCAGGTAAACCTGTAACTCTAGGATTTCATCAATATATTCCGTATGGCAAATGTGATGAAGTTACATTTAAACAAGACAATATAGTTACAAGTGTTGAACCTAATGATGAGTTGAAAAAAACTTATCAAGCAAATACTGGCGGTATTGTAGAAGTTGAAAAACAGTTGATTACTTAATGAATTTCTATAAAAATATTGTAGAATATAAAGGTAAGTTATTTGTTAGAGGAATATTAGAAGGACAAGAATTTCAAGAAAAGGTTGATTTCAGTCCAACATTTTTTACTTTAACAAATAAAAAATCTAAGCACACAAATTTGCAAGGTCAATATCTACAACCAACACAATTTGATAGTATCGTAAAGGCAAGAGAATTTAGAAAGAGTTATGATAACTCTAATTCTCCTATCTATGGTATGGAAAGATTTGCATATCAATATATTGCAAATGAATATCCAGAAGAATTAGATTGGCAAAAAGATAAAATTAAAATCTTTACTATTGATATTGAAACAAGTTGTGAAGAAGGTTTTCCTGATGTAGATAATCCTGTTGAAGAATTGTTATGTCTAACTGTTAAGAATCAAACTAACAAACAAATTATAACATGGGGCACAGGCGATTTTAAAACTGATAAAGAAGATGTAACTTATGTAAGATGTAATTCAGAAAAAGAATTAATAAAAGAATTTATGTCTTTCTGGATGAAAAACTATCCTGATATTATTACAGGTTGGAACTGTAAGTTTTTTGATATACCTTATTTACTAGGTAGAATATCTAGATTGACAGATACTAAAGTTATTCGTAAACTATCACCATGGGGATTAGTTGAACAAAAAGAAGTTATTGTAAGAGGTAGACCTAAAACAGTTTTTAATATTATGGGTATTGCAATGTTAGACTACATTGACTTGTATCAAAAGTTTATACCAACAAGACAAGAAAGTTATAAACTTGATTACATAGGTAAAGTTGAGTTAGGTGTAGGTAAAGATGAAATGCCATATGAAACTTTTAGAGAGTGGTATACAAAAGACTTTCAATCATTTGTAGACTATAACATACAAGATGTAGAAATTGTAGATGGACTAGAAGATAAACTAAAACTTATTGAGTTGATATTAACTATGGCATATGAGGCCAAAGTAAACTATGATGATGTATTCTCACAAGTAAGAGTGTGGGATGTTTTAATCTATAACTATTTAAGAAAAGAACATATTGTAGTGCCTGAAAAATCTGAACAAGTAAAAGATACAAAATATGATGGTGCATATGTAAAAGAACCATTGACAGGTATGCATGACTGGATTGTATCATTTGATATCAATTCACTTTATCCTCATTTGATTATGCAGTATAATATATCACCAGAAAAAATAGTAGGTATGAATCCAGAAGGCACATCTGTAAATAAATTATTATCTAGAAAATTAAATCTTGACCATCTAAAAGGACAAGATGTATGTATGGCACCGAATGGTGCAACATTTAAAAGAGATAATGCAGGTTTTTTACCTAGACTATTAGATAGTATGTATCAAGATAGAGTTGTATACAAAAAGAAAATGATGGAGGCTAAAAAACTTCATCAAGAAACTGGTGATGACAAATATAAAAATGAGATTGCAAGATGTCATAATATTCAATGGGCAAAAAAGATTGCATTGAATAGTGCCTATGGTGCTATCGGTAATCAATACTTCAGATACTATGATGTCAGACAGGCAACAGCGATAACATCATCTGGTCAATTAGTTATCAGACATATTGAAACTGAAGTAAACAATTATATGAATAAGATTTTAGGAACAGAAAAGAAAGATTACATTGTGGCATCCGATACAGATTCTATCTATCTTAAATTAGATAGTCTAGTAGAAAAAACATGTCAAGATAAAACAATAGACCAAAAAGTAAACTTCATTGATAAAGTTGCACAACAAAAGATAGAACCATTTATTGAAAAATGTTTTAATGAGTTGGCAGATTATACTAATGCATTTGAACAAAGAATGGTTATGAAACGAGAAGTTATTGCTGATAAGGCAATATGGACTGCTAAGAAAAGATATATGTTGCATGTATTAGATGATGAAGGTATTAGACTTACAAAACCTAAAATGAAAATTATGGGTATTGAGGCAGTCAAGTCTTCAACACCAGAAGTTTGTCGTGGTAAAATTAAAGAAGCAATTGATATCATGATAACAAAGGATAATGATACATTAATTAAATTTGTTGCAGACTTTAGAGAAGAATTTAATCAGATGACACCAGAACAAATATCTTTTCCTAGAAGTTGCAATAATCTGAAAAAGTATAGAAGTTCAAAAGATATATTCATTAAAGGCACACCGATACATGTAAAAGGTGCATTAATTTATAATCAGAAAATTAAAGAACACAAGATAGACCATATCTATCCAGCGATACAAGAAGGTGATAAGATTAAATTTATAAAACTAAAATCAAGAAACCCTTTTAAACATGATGTTATAAGTTATATAACAAAATTGCCAAGAGAGTTTGAATTAAACGAATATATTGATAGGGATATACAGTTTGAAAAAACATTTATTGCTCCATTATCATTTATATTAGAGAGTATAGGTTGGGATGTTGAAAAGAAAGCAAGTTTGGAGGCATTTTTCGGATGAGTGAATGGTTAAAAGAATATGCAAATGATGTAGGTTTACCTATTATGAATCAAGGTGAATTTGAACATCACACAGATAGATTAGGTAAAGAACAATTTAGATTAGACTTAGCAGAATATATTGCTAACAATAGACCTGTATTTCCTTTAAAAGAAATAACAGAAAAAGATGTTAGAAAATTATTTAATGAGTTAAAGAATGATGACATATGGAAGATAATAACACCCATAGAGAATGTAGATAAGACAGTATTTGAAAAGTATGAAGACTACAAATACCCATTTAAAGAACATGGTCTAGGATTAATTAATGGTCCTAGCACATATAATTCTATTAGTAATTATTTTCATCAAGATTTAAGATTGAATTGTGGTAGTTATGGATTTGAAGCACCCATACAAGTATGGACTGAAGGCACAGCGAAAGATATCTGGAAATGTTTAGGTCCTATTTGGCGTGGTATTAACAATATGAAAAAAGTTAATATTGATGGTGAAGAAAAACTTAGAGGTGGTGAATTAACCAATGCAAGTTATATGAGTGCATTTAGATTAGGCACTTATATTGCAACACAATTTAAACCTAATGTTGCAAAGGCAATATATCAAATGACAGACGCTAAAAAAGTTTTAGATACAAGTTGTGGTTGGGGTGATAGACTTGCAGGTTTTTATACTTCAGACGCTGAAGAATATATTGGTTGCGACCCTAATCCAAACACATATTGTGAATACTATAAACAGATTGAAACTTATGAAAAACTTTTAGGTAATAAAGAACCTAAAATATATTCAGGACAAAATAATCAAAATACACCACCATATATTACAATAGAAGGCAAAAAGAAAGTGACCATTTATAGATGTGGTGCAGAAGATTTACCATGGAATAATATTAAAGACATTGATTGTGCATTTACAAGTCCACCTTATTTTTCAACAGAAGAATATAATAAAGGTGGTGTAAGTGAAGAAGACCAATCATGGTTTAAATTCAATGAATATGAAAAGTGGCGTGATGATTTCTACTTACCAGTAGCACTAAATAGTCATAAGAGTTTATCAGATAATGGATTTCTATTTGTAAATATAATGGACCCAAAGATAAAAGGTAAAAGATATTATAGTTGTGATGAATTAGTTGATTCTTTATCAGACTATTTTATCGGTCAGATTGGCATGAGAATCATGCAAAGACCACAAGGTAATGCTAAATTTAAAACAAAAGAAGAATTGCAAGAGTTTATGAATATGCTATTCATAGAAAATGTATGGTGCTTTCATTCAGTACATTCCGATTTAGATTTATTTAGACATTCAAGAGTAACCACACTTGACAATTTCTTCTAGGTGGTGTATAATGATGACAATTGAGGTAAAAGAATGAATGATTTTTTAAAAGATATTATAAAAGAAACAGGTAATGAATATGCTACTATGGCGTCTGATGGTGTTATAGGTGGTGATGTCAGTAGTTTTATTGATACAGGTTCATATGCCTTTAACGCTTTATTATCAGGCAGTATATATGGCGGATTACCAAATAATAGAATAACAGCAATTGCAGGTGAGGC